AAAAAAGGTGTAACAACAAATTACTTTATATTAAAATAATACTAAAAAAAAAAAAAAAAAAAAAAAAAAAAACGCAGGAAGTTCACTTACTAATCGGAATTGGAGTCAACGTAATGTTGTGGTGTGAACGGCAGTTGGTTGGGGATGAGCGGTAGGTGTTATGGTTTCTTGATCTGGTTATGGTTTCTTGATTGAAAATGGGGGTTTTATGAGTCGAGCGAAGGATGAAGAGGTCCGTTTGCCAGGGATCACGCCCCGTGATTGGGGCATTGTTTTTGGGGAAGGTGGTCGGGGAAGGTATCCCTTTGGCAAGATGTTGATCGGGGACTTTTTTAGACTGGCATCGTTGGGTGAAGCAAAGAGTGTGCGATCGGCACTCCAGTCTTACTATTCAAGGCACCCGGGAAGGCAGTTCTGGGTGCGTCAGAGCGGCGATATTGAAGGGGAATGGGTATGCAGAAGGATTCAGTAGATGCGGGCCTTGTAGGGGGTTCTGAGTCGGTTCTTGAGGTATCCACGGGCGTCGTCAAGCCAGGGGTTCCGTTGAGCGAGCAAAAGCCTTTGTTGGATCAGATCCCATTGATGCGGCCAGAGGTTGTTGAAAAACGGATCACCGCACCGTTACCTAAAAAAGTGCGTCGGAAGGCTTTGACCAAGCAGGAGTGGACCTTTGTTAAAGAGTACGTGACCGGGGACGGCGAGGTGACGCTGAAAGAGGCGGCGAGGCGGGCGGGTTATAACCCTCGAACCCTTGAATGGCACGCTAGGAAGCTGACTGACCCTCACCAGTCACCGCATATCGTTCAAGCGATTCAAGAACTAAGGACCGAGCTTGCGGTTAAGCATGGGACTACGTTTGAAAGGCACATGAAGGACATGCAACGGATCAGGGACCAAGCCCTGGCAGCGGGAGCTTACTCGGCAGCAGTTGCGGCTGAATACCGGCGAGGGCAAGCCCTGGGGACGATTTACGTCGAGCGTAAGGAAATCCGGGTTGGCACGATCGATTCCATGAGCAAAGAAGAGGTCATGAAAAAGCTTGAAGAGATCAGCAAGCTTTATGGACCGGGGGCGAATAAGCCGATTGTCCCTGACCAAAGCGACGTGTTGGACGTGGAACCCCTTGCGCCTAAGCAACCTACCGTTTTGGAGAAACTGAGCAATGTCGAGAAAATTAGAAAAGGACTTTTGGAAAAGGGTTCAGCCCCAGTTGAAAGGCCTTTGTTCCATAGCGATGAGGATTGAGTGCAAGCTTCCGTTAGGTTTTCCTGACGTCATGATCGCGATCGACGGGCGGATTAAACTTTTGGAATTAAAGGTTGTGAGGGCGGGGGCTCGGGTTGCGCTCTCGCCCCATCAGATCGCCTTCGCCCATCAGGCAGGCGAAGCAGGCATTGGCTATGCATTGCTTGTGCATTACTGGCCCGCGAGCGTGCTGCGCTCGGTCGACACTGACGTGTTTGGTTATCGTGCCAAGCGTGTCATGGAAGTTGCTAAGCGAGGGGTTAACGAAAAACCAAACGCCGTTTGGCGTGTCGGCGATGCGGAGGGGTTGCACGCCTTTTTAAAAAGTGTATAGTTAAGGCTCGATTTATAGAAAGGAGAAAGTGTTATGGAATGGAACTCATCAATTGAACTCGGCCAGTACGGGCGCATAACGCTCAGCGATTTTGAAACCGGCTTATGGCTTACCATTTGGAAAACCCAGGCTCACTGCTCCAGCCCGATAACTCGCGAGCAAGCAATCGCCCTTCGGGATTGTTTGGACCAGTGGCTCATGATGGAGTCCGAGCATGCATGAGTCGAAGTGGGCCCTTGTGAAAGCCTTGATTAAAAACTACGTTTTAATGTCCCTTTTGCGAGCGATTGCTAGCGATAAAAAACGGAGGTAATGAGCGGCCTTTAATCCTCGCGCCGTTTCCCTACTGGGCCCTCGCGGGCCCTTTTGTTTTGCAAAATAAAAAATTAAGTGTATAGTTACTTATCGGCGCGTTGCCGACATACAGCGAGAAAGGGTTAACCATGCTTAAAACTGTACAAATTTCATCTAATCGCAAAACCGGTCCGATCGCCGTCACGTATAGGGCGGGCATGCATGAAACGTATAGCACGTGCCCGACGACGTGCGCATTACACCCAAAAAGCGCGACGGGCGCGACATTGATCGATCGAGAGTATTTCGACGCCTTGCGCGTTGCCGTGCCAAAGCGCGGCGTTGCCTGGACTTATTCGCATTTTGATGCGGCCTTGTTGCCCGTGCCCGCGAAGGGCGAAACTGTAATTAATGCGTCATGCGATACGGTCGCCCAGGCCTTGCGCGCCGTTTCGCTAGGTCGGCCCGCGACCTATGCCGCGCCCGCCGATACGGCGCAGCAATGGCCGCAACGCGTCGAGGGCGTGCGCTTTGTTCGTTGCCCTGCCGAATTAGCCGATAAGTTTACCTGCGACCAATGCGGAAACGGTCGGCCTTTATGCGCCAGGGGCGAGCGCGATTATGTCGTTGTTTTTGTTGCGCACGGCACGGGGGCCAAGAAAGTCGGCACGGGCACGGGCGGGTGTTATGCCGCGAATGGCCCGACCGCGATTCAGTGGCACGGCACCAAAAAAACGGGCGCAGCGAATGACGCCCAGGCCCTGCGCGACTTCGCGGCCTCGTTGCCCGTGGGCTCAAAACTTCGGCACCATGTCGCGGGCGATATCGGCGCTTGCAATTAATAAAAAACTATTTTATTATTTCGTCCAGGCGCAGTAATCGCTGCGCTGTAACCCTAAAGAAAGCGAGAAAGTCGAAATGAGTACACTACAACAAGCAAGCAAGCAATGGGCAACGCGGCCAGATGAAGAGCGCTTTGTCAGTTTGACCGAAATGCATGCCGCCGCCGAGGCCCAGCGCGCGATTAGTCGCGCGAAGGTTTTCTCGAGTCGCGGGATTGAGGCGCGGCCCCTTGAAAACGACGGCCTAATCATCCAAGGCCGCGAGGGCGGGAGCGCGACCGTTTCGCATTGGGCCTTCGGTCAATTGGCCGCGCTGGCTGGCGCCCCTGGCGGATATCTCCGAAGCTTGCCCGCTCCCCTGGCTGCCGACTGTATTAATTACGGCTTGCACGTCGAGCGCGACGTCGAGGACGTCGGCATGCTTTTCGTTAAACCCCAGGGCGGGCCCGCTACGCTACGCGCCGCGACTGGCCCGAAGTACGGTCGCCTTTGGAATTCGGACGTAATCGCCGCGCTTGTTGATCGCTTCGGCGACGGCGTTTCGGGCGATTTTCGCGTGCCTGGGGTTTTCGGTCGACCCCTCGAGCGAGTCACCAAAAAAGAGACAACGCTTTATTGTGGCGACCGCGATATGTTCGTTTTTCTGGCCGACGAAGAAAACCGCATCGAAATGCCCGACCGTCGCGACGGCAAAACGGGCGCGCTCGCCCGGGGTTTTTTCGTCACTAATTCTGAAGTCGGCGCGGGCGCGCTTCGCGTCAAAACTTTTCTCTTCGATTACGTATGCGCTAATCGTATTGTTTGGGGCGCGCTCGAATTGGACGAAATATCAATTCGCCATACGGCCAGCGCTCCCGATCGCTTTATTGAGCGCGTCGCGCCCGCATTGCTGGAATATTCGCGCGCCTCTGCCGATAATGTTTCGACCGTTTTGCGCACGGCCCAGCGAAGCAAGGTCGATAAGGTCGGCGAGTTTTTGGCTAAGCGCTTCGGCCCGCAAGTCGCTAAGCGCGTCGAGCATGCTCATATGCTCGACGAAGGTCGACCGATCGAAACGCTTTGGGACGTAGTAACGGGCGCGACCGCCTATGCACGCTCAATACCCTACACTGCCGACCGCGTCGAATTCGAGGCCGAGGCGGGCAAGGTCCTCGACTTAGTCGCCGCCTAAGCGCGCCAGCGCTTGCCGTGCCTGGGGCCCTTGTGGCCCCTTTTCTTTTGTCTTATGATTAACGCTCCCGCATAGGGCGGGAGTAACCATTAAGAAAGCGAGAAAGCATGAAAGCAATTAAGGACCTTAAAAAGGGCGAATATTTCAAGCGTAGCGCGACCGCTAAGGCCGTCTATTGTCGCGGCCAGTACATGCGCGAATCGAAGCGAATCGCGGCCCAGCGATTCGACGATATAAGCATGTTCGTCTATCTCAAACCCGAAACGCTCGTTTTTGTCGACTTCGAATTTTGATAACCGGGAGATTAAAAGCATGGTTATTAATGAGCCCCCTTTCATTAATCAATTGGCCGAAGCGCGCAGGGTATTGGAAACCGAAGGGCCCGAGGCATTGCGTAATCCGCACGCTTTAACGGGTGCAATTTGTCGATGTAAAGCGTGTTTTTGCTGCGCGGCCTTTGTCGTTTATCGGCAGGCCATTGAGGGGGAGAAAGTATGACCGACTGGCTTATCGCGATCGCCTTTGGCGTCGCCCTGGGCGCAGCGCTGGCCCTTTCAATTTAACCCCGCGCGCCTCCCCAGGCGCAGCGCTCCCCAGGCCGCCTCGCGCGGCCTTTTGTATTTTACGGGCCGCCCTGGCCGCTATTTCGCCCAGCGTATCAATAGGGCTCGATTGATCAGTTCAACGCAATAATCGAAACTTGGCCCGCGATCCTCGCGGCCTTATCCCCTCTCAATCCCCAGGCGTCGGGCCCTGGCGCCCAGGCCTCTCGGGCCCTGGGCCGTGGGCCTCGCATGCTGCGCCCTGGTACGCGCCCTGGTACGCGCCCTGGTACGCGCCCTGGTACGCGGGCCTTGGGCCTTGGGCCCCGCCCCCGGGGGAGAGTCCCAACGGCGATTAGTAGAGTTTAGAACGTTCAAGGTTCTAGAATCTAGGACAACGCCCCGGCCTTCGCAGCGGACGCCGACCTTGGCCCGGTTTCGTAGGAACAATTGCGGCCCAGAATACTTTTCTGGTATAAGTACACTTTTCGGGCTTTCCTGGAAGACCACCCCCTTGTTTTTAAAAGTCGTTTCGCCGAAAATTTTTTGCAAATTTCAAAACCCATGACCACACCCGAGGACATTGAGGCGGAGCGCTTGAAGCTTGAGCTAAGGCTCAGGATCCTTGAAGCTCAAACCCGTGCGTCTGAGTCTTTCTTGTCTTTTGCCCGTTATGTCTGGCCGGAGGCGATCTTCAGCGCCCATCACCAGAAGATGGCCAACGCCTTTGATCGCATTGTCAAAGGCGAGCTCAAGCGCTTGGTCGTGAATATGCCGCCGAGACACACAAAGAGCGAGTTCGCCTCCTACCTCTTGCCTGCCTTTGCCATGGGCCTTGATCCAAGGCGCAAGATTATTCAGGCGACGCACAATGGCGAGTTGGCGGTGCGCTTTGGCAGGAAGGTTAGGAACTTGATGGACCAGGAGAATTACAAGGAGGTGTTTCCTGGGGTGTCGTTGAAAGCGGATTCGAAGGCTGCTGGCCGGTGGGACACGAATGGTGGTGGGGAATACTATGCGGTGGGTGTAGGGGGTGCGATGACAGGGCGGGGTGCGGACCTTTTGATTATTGACGATCCGCACTCGGAGCAAGATGCTTTGTCGGAGCTATCGCTTGATAACGCTTGGGAGTGGTACACGTCGGGTCCGAGGTCGCGATTGCAGCCCGGAGGGGCGGTGGTGGTTGTGATGACGCGCTGGGGGATGAAGGATTTGACGGCGCGGTTGATCAAGGCGCAGTCTGAGCCTAAGTCGGATCAGTGGGAAGTGATTGAGTTTCCTGCGATCTTGCATGAGAACACGGAGCGGGAGAAGCCCCTTTGGCCAAGCTACTGGAGCCTTGATGAGTTGCAAAAGGTCCGGGCGACGTTATCGGTGCAGAAGTGGCAGGCGATGTATCAGCAGCAGCCCACGAATGATGAGGGTGCGATTCTTAAACGTGAGTGGTGGAGGATCTGGGAACATGACTACACGCCCCATGTGGACTACATTATTCAGAGCTATGACACTGCATACAGCAAGAAGGAGACAGCAGACTTTTCTGCCATCACAACCTGGGGAGTTTTTAGGCCCAGCTACGATGAAGGCGCTGCGATCATCTTATTGGATGTTAAAAAAGGTCGATGGGACTTCCCGGAACTGAAACGTATTGCCAGGGAGCAGTATAATTATTGGAAGCCTGACAATGTGTTGATCGAGGCCAAGGCCACGGGGATGACGTTGCAGCAGGAGTTGCGCCGGGTTGGAATACCGGTGACGATGTACAGTCCCGGTGGAAGGCGCGCGGGCCAGGATAAGATTGCCAGGGCGAACTCGGTGGCACCCGTGTTTGAGGCGGGGATGGTCTGGGCACCACAGACGAAGTGGGCGCAGGAATTGGTGGAGGAGTGTGCTGCCTTTCCCAATGGGGATAATGATGACTTGGTGGACAGCACGGTGCAGGCCATCATGCGGTTTCGGGCGGGGAATTTTGTTGCCTTGGATGACGATGATCAGCCCGAGCGCAATGAGCAGATGGAGTTTGATTACTACTAGCTTGTGTTGACCGACCTGACCCAGTGGCGGTATAGTCGGCGCACATAAGGAGCCCTCATGAACGAATCACGCCGCATGCTCCAGCAGTTGCTTCGGCAGCCTATTCAGCGCTTTGCCGATGGCGGACCCACGGCCACGGTCTTGTTTGGCCCACCGCCCAAGGAAGGAGACACGGTTGCCCCAGCGGGTCCAACGATTAGTGCAGCATCAGCGCCCGCATCAACGCCAACGATTAGCGCAGCACCAGCAAGTGGGGTCCCAGACCCAGAGATTGGAGCTATATCTATTGACGACTGGATGCCAAAGTATCCTCCTCCAGAACCAGCGCCCACCTATGCAACGCGCCAGCAGATTGAGGATATCTACCGCAACACGCTGGGCAGGAAGGGTGAGCAGGCAGGCCTTGACTGGTGGACTAGCACCGCGCAACAGGCTAATTTAAGTCCTGATCAGCTTCGTGCAGAGATTGCCAAGAGCCAGGAGTTCCAGCAGTGGTCGCCTTATGACATAGATAAGAGCGGCGGGATCAGTGAGGCTGAGCGACGTGCTGCGATTAATCAGGTCTATCAGAATATTTTTGCCAGAGAAGGTGAAGAAGCGGGCCTTGATTATTGGATGCAATCGGGTTTGACGCCGCAGGAGATGCAAAAGCATTTCCAAGAAAGCGCTGAGTGGGGGACCTTGAGTCCTTTTGATGTAAACGTGGATCTGCGTTTATCACCCGCTGAGCGTGCGGCCTATGAGGCATCGTTACTTAAAAAGCCTGTTGAGTTACCCAAAGCCCGTGAGGCGATGAAATTGCCGGAGGCACCCAAGCCCATTGAGCTACCGAAAGTAGAAGTGCGTGACGTGCCTGAAGTGAAGCCTGCTGAGATTGACACAAAATTTCGTGAGTCCGCAGCCAGGACCTTTGATCCGGTGACACAGACCTTTCAGTACAGCGCACCGGCTAAGCTTTCGCCTGCCACTGGTGCGGGAATGACTTTTGTCCCACCCACGGTCACATCAAGACCAAGGCAGCTATTGAATGTTGCCTTTACGGCAGGCCAGGGTGGCTATGATCCTACGACGGGTACCTTGTATCAGCCTGCGATGTCAGCAAGTCAGCGCTACGGGGCCGATCGGACAAGTCAGTTAGGGGCGCTACAACAAGCTGTTTCGCAAGCGGGGTTCCAGCCTAGTTCATCGGGCATGATTCGTTTGCAGAATCAATTGCGAGCCGGGGGGTTCAGGAAGGCGGACGGCACAATTGACACGGCTGCACTGCAAGCGGCAGTTGCGGCACTTAAGCCGACAGCCCAAGCGGGTCCGCCAGCCCCATCCCCTGCACCGACCGGCTCAGGAGTCTTGGCTCAAGCAGCACGAGCCATAACCAGTGATCAGTCCAACGTGCCCGAGGCCTTCCGAACCTTGGATCCTATTAGGTTCTCTCCCAGCTAGCCATGGCAGAGAAAACGTCAGATTTCATTGACTCGGTGTTGCGAAGCAGCAAGGAAGACTTTGAGTCAACGATTAAAAAGGACACTGTTCCTTTAACAAAGAAGGACCTGGAGGCCTTAAATAAAGCTTCCATGTCTTCTGCGGAATACCGAGATATTCTCGGCTACTTAAAAGACACGGGAACAGCTTACCCGTCCATTCGCCTTGATCCACAGACGGAACAGTCACTCTACCATCCAGCAAGCAATACGATTGTTCTGGGACTTCCTGCCTACGAGCAAGCGGTTAACAGGAAAAAGCCTTCGACGGGCGTTATCCATGAGATGACGCACGCAACGCAAGATCCTTTGACCGAGCAGTACGCTCAGGCAACCCGTTGGTTTGCTGATAAACCCACGGACCCTGAGGCAAGGCGCTTGTTTGTTCAGGCCTATGAAAAGCTACGTAAAGATAAGGCGGAACTTGCAAGAAAGCTTGACCCTAAATGGGAGAAGAGCGAACGCGCCTATCGATCGAGTCCCGTTGAGCTTGAGGCGTTTGGCGTGGGCAATGTGCAGGGTAACGCGGTACGGCGAGGCCCTTTGCATTTAGATCCGACAATGGCCACTGAGGCAATGATTCTTTTGGATCTTGCCCGTCGCGATGCACGTCGTAATCCGATTAAAAAAGAAGACGGCGGCGAAGTAAGCACGGAAGAGTTTATTAAGAAGAATGTTCCACGTGGAACATCGGAAGTTCCACAGCTTGACCCCGAAGGCCGGTTGATCGATGAGCGTGAGGACATCCGCTCGGAATCTCAACGCATGTTGAATCGCTTGCAGAGTCAGCCAAGCAAGCTGCCCCCGGGTATCAGGCGTACCGTTGCTGCAACAAGAGCGCAGGGCAAGGAATCGATGTTCCCGGCTGCTGCGCCTGCAAGGGATTTATTGTCCGGGATCCTTGGTGCAAGTCCCACGGCTCCCGGATCTGAGGCGTATCGGACGGGGCAGGCCATTGCCAACATGCCGCCTGTGCAGGCCGCTGCGGCCATACCGGCAAAAGTTGCCGCCTCAGCGGGTGATGCTGCTACAGCGCTCGCTGCCATGGGGCCAGCTATGGGTGGGGTTGTCAAACGAAAAGGTGGCAATTGGTTGGCGAATGCGATCTCTGATGAGATGCAGAATTTGAAATTATTGCGGTTTGGCAATGATCCAGTCGGTACGTATGAGGACATGAAAAATGTCTACACCCCGGAAGTCATGAGCCGACTTTCTCCAGAGACTTTGCAACAGGTTAAAGAAGGATTTGCTGCTTTAAAACCGCAGGTAGCCATCAACAAGTGGATTGACACCAAGTTAAGCAAATACATACAAAATGAGTTTGCAACGCCTGAAGATCCCGTTAGAGCGTTAGTTGAACGGGGCATTTCTCCGGCGCGCAACCCAGGCGACATAAATCCTTTTTACGACGCCACCGATCTTTTTGAAAAACGCAGAGAAGCAGGATTTCCTGCTGAAGGGCTGGCTCGGACAGAAGCGGGCAGGAACTGGGAAGACATGGCCGACAGTTCGGTAAATGTGTCTTACCTTAAAAATCTCTTGAGCAGCTTGAAGGAAGGGCAAGAGTCGAAGTATGGAATAGTACGGGTAGAAGCAAATAGAACCTTACGAGATAACCCCTGGCTCAATAAGTTGACGCTTCCATACACTCCCATCTATGGCGCGTTAGGTCCTAATTACCGCCCAGTGTTTACTCACGTGATTGATGAGCTTCAAAACGCTATGGCCACCAACTCCGGCCTACCTAAGAACCTGCAACTTGACCCTGACGACTTAAGCAAGATGAATGTTCCGCAGGTGGTCGAACTCGTTGACAAGATCAACAAGTGGCGTGTGGAGAATGTTAAGAACCTCCAGCTTGAAGAGACGCTCAAGGCGGATCTCTACAAGGCTTACCCAGAACAGAAGTATCGTTGGGTGCAGCTCAATAGGCCTGGGCAGTTTGCAGCCGAGTCCGATGCCATGGGTCACTCGGTCCGTGGTTATGAACCCCGAGACAAGGGCGGCAGTGACTACTATGGACTTGGTGGCTTTAAAGCCATTGAGTCAGGAGAAGCCAGGGTCTACTCCCTTCGCGATGAGAAGGGACAGCCGCACGTGACTATTGAGGTGTCGGCTGCGCCTGGAGCCATGACTCCTTCGGAGTTCTATCACAGTGATTTGGCCACGCAGTCATTGTTTGATCGGCTAGACAAGGTTGACGAGGCGACAATAAACAAGGACGAATCCTCCTGGTGGGAAAAAGTCGTACGTGAGTCGCCTGAATATCAGGAATACATCAAAGCTATTCCGGCCAAGATCACGCAGATCAAAGGCAAGGGCAATGAGGCACCGGCTAAAAAGTACTGGGCCTTTGCGCAGGACTTTGTAAAAAGCAGCAATTGGTCAGATGTTCAGGACCTCAAGAACATAGGTTTGCGCAAAACCTCTAGCGTGTTTAACGAAAGGGACATTGCCAAGTTGAAAGACATGGGCGAAGAGGTTCCAAACTATGTTTCAGGTAGAGATATCCTAAGGCTGCAAGACTTGGTCATCCCAGAGGGGAAGCGGTTGAAATACGATGACGCAGGTCACATCATCGGATACCAGGATGAAAGATTAGGCTTTAACAAAGGCGGCCCCGTTCACATGCAAGACGGCGGAGAGGCCACCGTTGAGGAGTTCATTAAGAAAAACATGCCGCGCGGCGTGTCATCTCTCAAGGGCTACGGAGAAGGTGAAAACGCCGCTGATATGCGACGCTCGGCGCGTGAAGCGTTAAGAGGTCTTATAGGCCTTGAGCCTTTTGACCCAACCAACCCTAGCGAAGCTTATCGGATCGCGTCCACGCCTACGCCGTTAGCTGCCCTTGGGATATTCGGAAGGAGAGGCCTTGGCATTATTGATGCAGCGAAAGCCTCAAAGGCGTTTAAGGGCAGAGGCCTTGATGTTGCCGAGCCCGAGCGTTTTTTAGGCAAGGAGCTGATGGATCGGCTCAAGGAACAAGGTCTTGACGTTGAACGCACGTGGTTGCGTGGCAAGAAGGACACGAGTCATGGGTTTAAGTATTCTCCCAAATACGACTATCTTGAGGCACTTTACGAGTATCAAAAACAGCCTGATGCGGTCGAAAGAGCTTTGAAGGAAGCTAAGACAGGTAGACCGTGGAGCTATAGCGGTACACTGTCTCGCCAGCCTGGGGACCGCGACGTCACTAAATACAACACCAAAGGCGGTGTGTGGTTAACGGAAAACCCAACGATTGCAGAATCGTATTCGGGAGATAAAGGCTTCATTATTCCTGTTCTTACCCGCAAACCTGAGGTCGTGCTTGATGCCAAAGGTGAACAATGGGATGAATTCTTTAAGACCAGTAAGGAATTTAAAGAGGCACAAAGGGATCCAAACGTCAAAAGTGTTGAGGTCAAAAACATTATTGATTTTGGCGGCAGGAGCAAACTCCCCTCAGGGCTGTCTGATGATGAGCTCAGGGAACTTTTGACAGCAAATAACCTTTTCCTCAAGAAACCGTTTGTTGATCAAGATGTCGTCAGCAAACTGACAGGTGAGCCTTTTCCCTTCCAAGACGGCGGACCTGTTAATGTTCCACGTGGAACATCGACTTCCAAGAAACAACTCGATACACTCAAGCGTGCCAGCCCACGCAATAAGGCCTGAACATGCCCATCGACAAAGCCCTCTACGAAGCCCCGCAAACCTCGATTGAAATTGAAAATGAGGAGGGCGGTGATATTGAGGTGGTAATCGACGAAGAAGGTGCCACCGTTGAGGTTGAGGAAGACGATTCAGCGGATTTCTACGACAACCTTGCCCCGGTCCTTGAAGAGGACGTCTTGCAGCGGGTTGCGCTTGACCTAAGCGCGTTGTTCGAGGCCGATAAGTCGAGCCGCCAGGACTGGGAGATGACTTATGCCAAGGGCCTTGAGCTATTAGGCTTGAGGCTTGATGAACGGACCAAGCCCTTTCGAGGAGCAGCAGGTGCAACCCATCCGCTTTTGACCGAGGCGATCGTGCAGTTCCAGGCTCAGGCTTTAAAAGAGCTCATGCCAGCAGGTGGACCTGTGCGCACACAGGTCTTGGGCAAAGAGACCATCGACAAGATGCAGCAGGCATCGCGCGTGCAAGACTTCATGAACTACCAAATCACCACGGTGATGAAGGAGTACACGCCCGAGTTTGATCAGTTGTTGTTTTACACCGGCTACGGTGGCTCGGCATTCAAGAAGGTTTACTACGATTTTCAGCTTGGACGCATGGTTTCCAAGCTTGTCTTGGCAGACGACTTGTTTATCCCGTACTACGGAT